TAAATCAGTTTTTCGACGTGCCCTTTCGGGTGTGCCCTACTTATTATATTATCCAAAATGATTTAGAGTATATAATTATATATGTATAATAGTATATAATGTCTATCCAAGAACGCATTTCCGAAAACCGACCACATCTTTCCGCTTCGAGCGTGAATACATACAGCATTTTAGCGAAACGACTCTTTTATCGATATCACGAGAAAGATACACCTATCAATTTCGAGTGGTTCAACGAAACCGAAACGATTTTAAAAGATATCGAGAGTCGCCCACTCGCAACACAAAAAACAATTCTCTCTGCAGTCATAGCAGTGTGTCCCGACAACAGAACGTATCGAGATACGCTACTATATACGGGAAAGAAGTATCAGGAGAATATCGACAAGCAGGAGAAATCCCAAACCCAATCAGCAAACTGGATGGAATTTAGTGAGATTAAAACCATTTTCGATACCATGCAAAAAGAACTGAAACCCATACTCAACAGCAAAGGGGAAATCAGTCAATACGAATTTATGCGGTTACAGGATCTCGTTCTACTTGCAGTCACTACCGGTATATTCATATCACCCCGTCGCTCGACTGACTGGACTCATTTTAAAGTTCGTTCCATCGATAAAGAAACGGACAACTATATGGATAAGGATTCTCTCGTATTCAATATATACAAAACCAAAAAGTTCTACGGCAAACAAACAATCGTGTTGCCAAAGGCACTGAAAACAATCATCACCAAATATTTAAATCATAACCCATACGATTACCTATTTGTGAATGTTGATGGCACACCACTCACGAATGTCACACTGGGTCGCCGTCTCAATCACATCTTTGGTCGCAATCTCTCGACCAATCTTCTTCGACACATCTTTCTGACCGACAAAATGGGTTCAATTCCTTCTCTAATCGAAATGAAACAGACTGCTAACGATATGGCACACTCGGTCGAAAAACAACTCGAATACATTAAGCGTTAATTTTTATTCTAGGGTATATGTATAGAATGAATCCCCCAATCGAATTTAATGTCTATCCAAACATCAAACAGGCAGTTACGATTTGTAAAGCAACTGTGACTGTGCAGTCATACGTAATGTTTAAATCCGCAACTTTATGTGTTTCGCTATTGGACGCAAATGACTCGGTTGTCAGTGTGAAGTTATATACGCTCGAAGGGGAAGCGTTCGCTTCGTGGGGGTCAGATGACTCATACCTCGTATCGTGGGTTAAAAAACAAATACAACTCGAGACACTTGTTCCGGTTGTTTAGCATCATAGAATAAACGCAAGTATGAGCACGACCAGTGTCTTCGATATGCCAAATTTAGACGCTATTATTCCTATGGCAATTTGTATCGGGTTTGCCGTGGCAATGTTATAGAGCATTACGCAGTGAGGACTAATTGACGTTAATAATTCATTAACACCAATATCCCTTCCCACATATACCAGGTTTCGCCCAACCCGCCTTACTTTTTTCCGCTCCTGAAGTATTCGACTACCCCACAACAGAAGGCATAATACCACGACACCTTTTTTATCATACCATTGCTATGTAGGAATTCGATATTATTTTCTAATGCATCTACCTCTTGCCCATTGAACGGAAATAGGTTTGTGATTATTTCGACTGCAAGTTGCTTCTTGCTTATATTATGTTTTTTTTTAACCAAATGCTCGATAAGGTTCAATACGAGTAATATGAACTCCGTGTTGTTTTTATACTGGGACTGGGTCAGACCTAACTCGGTTATGCGGTCATTTATTTTTTTTAGAATCTGAATGCGCTTGATATCGCTTCCTAATTTTGCTTGAGTTGGCACGAGATTGAGAGACATCGTTATATATATATACACACAGACATTTTTTTCGTTTAACCCTGATTCATCACCATCCAACCATAGGATACGTATGCCGTAAAGGGTTGTCCCGTATTTGCCCCTGCTATAGCGGTATTAATATTATACGAACCGACACCACCACGTCCTCCTCCATCACCGGTTATATACCGGAAGTTTCCGTTCAGATTGATATACCCACCTACGAATATCGCTTGAGTTGTTGGGAGGGTATTTATAACGATACTGGTTGCTCCCGCCAAGTTTGAAAATGTGCCCGTAAATTCGTTCTGTGTCTGTGATACGAATAACGTTAGACTATTCTGCGTAGCACCGATAAGGACGCTTGATCCGGTTGTCCCGAATGCAGTCCCGCCTAACCCGAACACGCCAGTTGGCGCAACGGAACTCGGATTGAATGTGATTGCGTTATATGTGCCACCCGCTCTTTTAAAGTCGAATTGGAACCCGACCATTTGTGGAGTTAAAGTTGGGAGATTAAATATAAACGCTCCTGCCTTACACGTGAATGGATATATTTTATAGAATGGAGATACTATATCCACAGTCGTAGTTCCCGTATCGTTAATCCTCATCGGTGACTGCGGTAACTGCCCTTCGTTACGACTATACACTGCAGTCCATTGTCCGTTTGCGTTTATAATACACCGCATAGTTGTGATTGTAGAATTCATAAAAATAGAATTCGATGCCGGGGCATTATCCCAACCTTGTATAGTTTCACCTACCGCTGCGCTTACTTCGATTATAATTGGATTTGTCGCTACTTGATATCGCCGTGATATGCTCACACTGGCACCGATATTCGCTGTCGAAGCAGTCGGTAAGAACACACTCGTGGTCGTGGTTGAATCTATAATTAGTTCCTGCGGTAATGGAAACGATAGAGAGTATGACGCAATTGCACCCGCCATTATTCTCGTTTGTATTTCCTGTTTGTCGGGAATACGGATATTTGGAACACTCAATCGGTTGAGACTCGGGTTGTATCGCAGTTCCGTATCGGTATTCACTCCCACATACGAATTAACGGTTGCACTTTGGTTCGAAAAATCGATATAATGCTCGAAATTAAAATTGGTTTGCGGGGCGTATATTTCGTCTGCTACATTTTCGTCGAGTGTCCGACCCGATACGCTCCACGCTGTTCCCGCTGTTCCTATCAGTGTTACGAATATCATCGTTTCTAACCCTGTATATGTGTATGTGTTTGCCACCACTCCATTACCCGCTATATTGATTCCTGCAGTTGCTTGAATAGTAATACTGGGTGCTAATCCGGTAGCAAACGCACGAATGATATAAAACGACGCACCCACCGATGGACTCTGTGGGGTAGGTAGATTGATCGTCACTGTCGTTGCACTGGTTAGGATTATAACCTCGGGTATTGGATACGTGATGGTATAACTCGCTACTGCCCCTACCGATACTCTAGTCTGTAATTTCGATTTTTCGGGTATGATAACAGTTGGATATGTGCCAGAGAGAGCACCGCCCAGCACGATTGTGTTGCTGTCCGTAACAACTGCATTCGTTCCTATACCCGTAGAATTGATAATATTCTCCGCTATAGCAACCGAACAACCGATTGCCGTGCAGTAGTCTATTAAAATGGAGGTCTGTGCCGTCGCAAATCCTATGAGAGTGTTGCCGGTATTTTTACAATCCCGTCCGGCATTATAACCCACTGCCGTGTTATAAAATCCTATAGTGTTCTCCGACAACGCCAGTTGTCCCACTGCAACACTCGAACTACCCGATGTCATCGACCTACCTGCTTGATTCCCATAGAACGCATTGGACGCAGAAGAACTATCTAAATTCATACCCGCCTCCACACCCATAATCGTGTGATCCGACCCTGTATTATTGTATTGTGTTCCAAAATAACTATTGTCTGTCGTTCCTGGATAATACCCTGCATTCGGGAGTTCATTGATTTGGGACTTACCGGTTAGAACCCATGCATTACCCGTTGTTGCAACGAGTACCAGTGTTATAAATGACTCGACACCCATATCATAAAACCCCGACGATGTAGTCCCGTCATATAGGATATTGACTCCCCCCTGTGCTGATATGAATATCGTTGTTGCAGGAGAAGAATACCCACGATATATGGTAAATCGTGTGCCTATAGCAAGTGCCGTAGGTATGGGAAGATTAATAGTGCCGGTAATTGAATTGGTTATGATTATATTTTCGGGAGTCCTAAATGTGATATTGTATGTGGATACAGAACCGACTAATACGTTCGTTTGTAATTTAACCTTGTTGGGTATCACGACTGCAGGGAACGCACCGGTCGTTTGATTTGCTCCACCCATCTCTATCGTGTCGCTCTCCTGAATCTTGGCAAACGCCCCGACTGCTGTGCTGTTATTACAGGAGAAATTGCTAACTAAATCAGTTCCGTTACCTATTAGAGTTGTATTCACTATCGATTGTGTTGTGCTTGTATTACAAGCGTTTGCCCCGATAATCACACAACCGCCAGAACCAACAGAGTTGTTATTGAGAAACGAATTGTATCCTAGAACACTATGACTATTTGATTTTAGAGCATATCCCGAGTTGTGTCCTACTATGCTATTAAACGAACGGGAGTTTGTAAAATCGCCACCTGTTCGCATCACACTAGAACCTATCGCAACATTATATTGATTCGATTGCGTATATATCGAACCCATAGAGTCGATCCCGATTGCTATATTGTGAAATTGATTCGTTCCTCCTTGATAACCGAAAAATTGTCCCGCTCTCGTCCCAATACAAATGGACAGATTTGACCCAGCATAACGACACGCAAAACGCCCGATTGCGGTTATATCTGACGCTGTAGATGCCTGTTCAATCGCTCCCGTCCCAATTGCTATCACGTTCGTTAAATTACCTACTAGATATGCACTGCTAATATTAACCCCTATGCCCTGCCCGATCAAATATGTATTCTCTCCCGTGTCTGCGGGATTTTGACCGAACTTGCAATCACCTATCACTGCACTATTCTCTATATAGTCCAACAGAGGGATAAACGGACCATACTGCGTAAATTGTCCATAATTCCATATTTGCCCCCGATTATAAAACCCATTCGTGGTTAGTCCTTGTGGAGTTATGATATTCGAATTACCCACTGTAGTCGCACTATCCGTTATATTCAATCCGTTGATTGATTGCATTCGAATATTTGTAAAACATAATCCACTATTCACTCCTGCGCTTAATGTTTGTGACTGGGCAAACAATACATTGAGAGTATTTGACCCTGCCGTGCAATATGTTCGAAACTGAACCTTTTTCCAAAACTGCTCCGTCGCAATCACAGTGCCCGAATTGCTACTTCCTATACTCACATTAATCGTTTGCGTTACGGTATAATTCACATACCGACCCCATACCCAGAATGAGACGATATACACCCCTGATGTCGGGACGTTGAGAGTCTGTGACAACCTAAACTGACTGATCGTATTCTGTTGAATGCATATACACTGGGTTACCGTGGGGTAATCGGGATATATTTGCACAAACGAGTTAGGTCCGAGTGTGTCCCAGAACCCCCTACCAGTTGCTACATACGTAACAGTCCCCGACACTGCTGTAAAAGTCCATCCCGTTATCGCTGTATATGGAGACGAGACCGCTACACCTGCATTTAAAGTCCTGACTGGTGTATCGAATGCATAATTCGCTATCGTTAAAAATGGGTTCGTGGTATTGACAATGTCAATGTCGGTTGTAGTTATCGTCGTTGTGGTTAGAGTATCGACTATCACATCATCTAAACCCGTGATTGATATATTATTGAATGTATTGTTGCCCGTAACGTTTGCCATTTTATATTATAGTGTGATAAAATAATACCTACTTTTGTTTTCCACCTTTTAGCATTTTGTAAGCGTATTTCAGTTCCTTTAAAGTCGTTTCGTTTGCTCTCAACTCTTTTCCACTCATTTCTTTGATTTTTTTGATGTAATAACTCTTTGACCCAGTTTTCACCATGGGTTCGGCAACTGCCGTCGCCATTGATGCATCGTCCGGAGCATTGTATCGAACTGGTTCTGCCTCATACACCGGACCAATTCCAAAATCGAAATCACCAACGTCCGCCATCGGGTTGAACTGTGGCATATCATTACGTCTCAATGGAATGTCTTCGGGTGGCAATTCGACAGGTGTTATCAATTCACTTAATTGTTCCCGTTTCGTGGGTTGCTCTAAAATCTCCACTGCACCTTCGGTTCCAACTTGCCCTATATCTTCCGGAACCAAACTGATACTGCGTGGTGCCGGTGGTGTCATATAAAATGGTTGTGGTGCTGGAACGCTCTGTGCGGGTTGTCCCTGTATTATCGGGTAAGTGCCATATCCCGTTTGATATGCTACGATTGGCATCTGTCTCGGTTGTAAATAGTCTGCACTCGCTATATCTTCCATCGTTGGTTTTGGTTGTCGGCGTTTGCGTCGTCGAGTGCTTTTCCGTTTCGGTTCTCCGTGAATATTCACATTGACAATCTGCGTCTGTTTCTGCTTTTGCTTTTGCGTTGCTTTCGATTTCCGTTTCGCCATCGTATATGCTATAGGGATATATTTTTTTCTACTCTTCGTCTTCGAAACTGACCTCATTGAAATCCACAAAAATGCGTTTGTATTTTAAATTGGCAATCAGGTAGTCGTGTGCTGTAGGCAACATACGAATGAGAGCATTGAACTGCTGTTCCTTTAGGTCGAACAACTCTCGAAAGACCTTTTGGTTCTGTGATTTGTTGGTGTTAAACATTACCAGGTTCGTTGCAATCTCTCGCATCTTTTTGGGAACCATATAGAAATTTTGGACGAGTAAAAAGGTGCTCACCCGAAGATGACGCTGTTTTAAAAATATCGTATTCAGTATGTATTCGTTTTGCTTGTTCTTTAGGTCTGCACCGAAATCATCGATTATCAATAGTGTGAAGTATCCCTCCGCTGCGTTTTCCTCAATACGGGCGTAAATTGTCGAGAGTGTGTCTGCATCGAACGAGTGGTAGATGTTGTCTCTCGGTATTTTTAAAAAAGGATTGTCCTTCTCCGCAATCGATCCGAAACTTGCCTCGGGCATTAAAAGAATGATTTCGTGGAAGACCTTTTTCATCACACTACGGAGCATTTTCACAACGAAACTGGTTTTGCCCGATCCAGTCCCGCCCGATATGATCGTCGTCGAACTCATAGAGAAGCAACATTTAATCGCTTCGTGTTCGGTCAGTTTTGGGTCGATGACTGCATCAACCACCATCTTCACGCTTGGAAATTTTGGGGCAGTATGCTCGATTATTTTCATTCTAAAATCTATGCTATATATATACACATAGAAAAATGCCAAGACCACTTCGAAAACCGAAACGGTTGCGTTTATACAAAGCACTACGAATTGGGTATCTCAACAACGAACGAAAGCAGGGAAAACGGTTGAAAGCATTCGGGTATGTGCTCGACAATGACCTCACAACCAATCGACACCTCGTTGCCTACAATCCAACAACGAAAAAAGTGCTATTCGTATCACGAGGCACGAATGTAATCTCTCCGTATGATGTAGCAACCGACGTTGCCGGTATAGGGTTAAACCGATTACAAAACACAGTTCGATACAAGCAGGACGAGAGTGCGTATCAAAAAGCAAAACAGAAATATGAGGCACCAGTCACATTGGTCGGTCATTCTCTCGGTGGTGCCATCGTTACGAATCTCGTGAAACCCGGAGACCGAGCAATCACATACAACGCTGCCAACATATACCAAAAGAGGAAAGAGAATGTATATGCCTACAGGACTGCAGGTGATTTGATTTCATTAGGACAAATTGGGGGTAAGACTCTACCGAATCCCGGTACATTCACCGAGAGACTCAATCCCCTACAAGCACACAATCTCTCCAATATTCGAGACGCACCGATTTTTATATAACCCTATATATATATGTCATATTGCCACTACTGTCGATTTTTTGTGAGAGGAGACGATGTCGAATATGTTCGACTTGCCCGATGGGTCGTCTGTTTCCACCCCGAGTGCTACGATATGTTCCTACGTCGAATCGAACGACACTATAGATTCTAAAAAACTGATTTAAAAATATGGGGGTATTATATATAACACCTAGTCTTATCAATTACCATGCACGGCACATACGAACAAAACAAAGCGTCCTATGACCGTTGGAAAATCAAAAATCGAGAGTCTGTTCTAATAAAGCAACGGGCGTGTATGCAGAGGTTAAAAACGTGGCGAAAAATACGAATCGAATTTTTAGCAATACTTTTGTGAATCCCAAATCCGGATTCCAAAACATTTAGGAAAAACAATATAGATACAATTTTTTCTACATTGTATATATACTATCCCTATTTCACCGAAAATGACAACTACCTTTACCGAACGTATCGAACTCAACCGCATCTTTTATTTAACAAGCATAAAGCAAACCGTAATTGACACCTACTTCAGTAAGGAGAGAAATCAGAAAGAGAGAGAGAAGTGGATTTCCATATATGACAAATTCATCACCGAAAATCTCAAAAAATCGGGTGAGATAAACCGCACATATAATTTTAGTGAGAATACACCCTCGAGTGATGGAGGCAGATTATACGCAAATGGTATACAAACAATTCCCGCTGATATTCGTGGATTTTTAATGGATGGATACACTACTGACATTGATATGGCAAACGCTCACCCGACAATACTACTCTATTTGTGTAAAAAACACAACATTGATTCCCCGTTGTTGGCATCATACGTCAATGATAGAGAAGCAATCTTGCGTAAATTTCGAACTCGTGATGAGGGCAAAATCAAATTACTACAAGCGATTAATGATGGTAGAGACCACAAAACGAAACACCCATTTCTCAAAATGTTTATAGAAGAGATGCATCAGATACAAAAAGCATATTTGGAACTTCCCGAATATGCAAACATTCGAGAGAACATACCTGAAGACAAGCGAGAAAATATTGCCGGTTCGATGGTTAATCGTATTCTATGTAAATACGAAAATCAAATCATCCATTACGTTATTGAGTTTTTAAAATTAAAACAAATTGAAATATGTACTCTTTGCTTCGATGGCGTATTGGTGTATGGAGACCATTACAATACCCCACAACTACTTTCCGAAATTAATTCATATATCGAAGCACAAATCGAAGGACTCAATATGAAATTCACATATAAACCACATTCGAAACTGATTAGTATTCCGGATGATTGGAAACCACCCGAAGACCCTGACGACGTATTGATGAATTGGGATAAAAATCTCACGTCAAAAGGGATTGCGACCCGAACATTATCTATATTCAATAAGTATCAGTATAACATCAACTATGTCGACGATGAACTTGTTATGTTTACACGTGGTAGATGGTTGAGAGGCAAAAGTGCTGTTAGTTCGATTGAGTTGAGTATATCAAATGTAGTATATGAATCGTTTCTCGAAGATATCAACAATGATGGATGTATTAGTGAGAAAGACCGCATACGTTATACATCACAACTTACACGTATGACCAACAACGGGGGTTCTACGCTTAAGAGTATTATGCAGTTCATTTGCTCTATTTTATTAAATGACGATAACCGACCTCACCCGAAGTTCGATGATAAACCCACCCTTCTACCATTTAAAAATGGTGTAGTCGATTTATTTACACATCAATTTCGTCCATACAATTACGATGACTATATTACGACTGACACTGGATACAACTACGTTCACCTCGACTATGAAGACCCACACGTGATTGATATGGTAGAACAAGTCTCACAATTTTTCGAGGGAATTATGCCGGAGGAAGAAGAGCGTATATTCCTATTACAATTTTTAGCATCTTCGATTGATGGAAACTGGTATAGGCAGTGTCTTATGATGAATGGACGGGGAGGAAACGGCAAGGGCGTTCTTACCAATATTATGAGTAGTGTATTGGGTAATCTATTCAAAAAGGCGGAGAATTCCGTATTGAAAGAATTAAGTAGTTCTTCTTCATCAATGGGGGAAAATGTTATGGACTTAATGGGAAAACGTATGGTTATATTCGATGAACCCGAAAATGCTACACTTGGAGTTTTAAAAACTCTAACGAGTGATACCTCTTCGATAAGTGCCCGAAGGTTATATGGTTCTAACGTTGCCTTTGTTCCACAATGGACGATGTTTATGTCATTGAATACACCACTCGAATTCAAAGATACGGCAGAGACAAAATCTATTACTGACCGCATACACGAGTTATTCTTTTCGAGAAATTTTACTGATGTCGAATCCGAAATAGGCAGAGAAGAACAACAAAAGGGATATACTATCAAATATGTAAGAAAAAATCCTTTATTCAACCGTCAATGGTGTGATTCGATTCGTGATGTTGTTGTCGATATGTTGATGAATGTATGGAAACAATATGCAGACTCAGAGTCCGGAAAAATCACATTCACCGTTCCAAAACGAGTTATGATTAATAGTAATGAACTTGCAGGTGAACTGTCTGTATTTGGAGAACTCAATTCCATAGTCAAGCGAACCGATAATCCCGCTCAATCTCTATCATTATCCCGAATATGGGAGAGACTTATCCTTACTGAGAGATATACGAAACTATCAACTCGTCAAAAAAAGAAATACCCGAAAAAGGATTGCATTTCTTGGATGACCAGTCAGGGATACAACATAAAAACTATTCACAAACAACTATGGGCGATTGGTGTTGTATTCGATGATGATGATAATGCCTTTGGGGTAGAGGGAGAAAACGATGATGAAACCGACGACGAGATAGAGATGGTTGATTGTTAGTCAGGGGGGAAAAAGGAACGCCCTTACGGAAAAAAGATACACTGGGGGAAATTTGGAACGTTCGATTTTGTTCCAAATTTCCCCCGATTTTTTTCATTTTTACTTTTTTATAAGAATATCCATATACTCCCCCCTTACCTTTTTTATACCTTTTTATAAAAGGGGGAAATAAGGAACAAAAGGGGAAAAAAGAACGGTCAAAAGAGTTGTATAGGAAAAAAACAAAAAAAGAAAACATAATTTATTTTTTATATGAAAAAGTTTTGGGGAAGTGTTCCAAATGTCCCCATTTCCCCCCAAACGTACTTTTTTCCCCCCGTCCCTCCATTTCGGATTTTCCACTCCTCCATCGAACAAAATATCATAAAATTGAATGAGTTATTTCCCTTCATAATGAAGGTAAATAATATAAATAATAATCGATACAAAGTATATAATGGAGCGAACTGTAATGGATAACTATCTACGAGTCATTTCCGGTGTAGAAAAAGCGAACCGAGATGCTTTCGAACGAGAGCATAACATACAATCATATTCACAATCTAATAAATTTAGGAGTTTCCTAGTTGCAAATCGATTAGACCAATCGGGGGCATACGACCACGAAGAATGGTATAGAACTCGTGACGGATTTGTGATATGGATAACGACTCCATACGGAAACTATGACGAAGAACTGCTCTCAAATACAATATTCGGTGTTCCATTTGTAAAAACCGACTGCTTGTACAATGGTGGGCACTCATACTATAAAAAATTCCATAAATCGACACCCATAAACGAACCGCAATATAGTAAATGGATGTGGGATGGGAAGGCGGTTGAACCGAAATGTGTGTGTGGAAATTCATTTTATAAAGCAAAATATCTCATAAATGGGAATACGTGGGGAAGAAAACACCTCGGTAAGGATAAAGAAAACAAATGTCTCGACTGCTATCGAGACAATTATATGGGAGAACAAAAATTCATAAGTAGGGAATTGATGCCTAGGTTTTAGATATTGTTTTGCCCCACATTAATTTAGGAGTATTGTGTATAAATGTCGATAAGCAAAATTGGTGATACTTGCAGAAAGCGTAAAAACGATGTCGTCTATACCCCCTTGTCTCTGGCGAAAAAAATGATTGAAATGTGTGATATAACACCCGATATGAAGGTATTGGATCCTTCGGTTGGCGAAGGTGTGTTTTATGATAACTTACCGGAATGTACAAAACACTGGTGTGAAATAACGAAGGGTAGGGATTTTTTCGATGAAACCGAAAAGTATGACTTGATAATTGGGAACCCGCCGTATTCGATATGGACGAAATGGTTAGAGCATACCATACGCATAACGGATAAATTTTGTTATATATTTGGGGCAATGAATATGACACCCGATCGTATAATGAAAATACAAAATGCCGGATTTGGTATAACCAAAATGCTAATGGTAGATGTTCGACATTGGTTTGCGTATTCGTTTGTAGTTGTATTCGAGAGACAGAAACCATCCATACTATCTGTTTTACCTACTATCAAATGTGAATGTGGAAAAAGTTGTGGTCGAGGAGTGAAGGGAAAATCCCCGAATAAATGCGGATTACTCACTGCAACCAGTACCCAAATATAAAATCTCCATAGAGTATATACGATGGAACCCGAACCTCTTTTAACCCCCGACGAATCACGTTTGGTCGTCTTCCCCGTAGTGCATCACGATATATGGCAAATGTATAAAAAAGCAGTGGCATCGTTTTGGGTTGCGGAGGAGGTTGATTTATCGAAGGATTTAGCAGACTGGGGCAATCTAACTTCCGACGAGAAATATTTTATCAGTATGATTTTGTCGTTTTTTGCCGGGGCAGATGGACTGGTGGGTGAGAACCTAACGTTTCGATTTTATAACGATGTCCAGAATAGCGAGGCGAGACTTTTTTACGGTTTTCAGGTTGCTATGGAAAATATCCATTCCGAAATGTATAGTTTGTTGATAGATACGTATATAACTGACCGGAAGGAGAAGCATCGACTCTTCAATGCAATTGAGGAGTTCAGTTTCATTAAAGCAAAAGCAGACTTTTGCTATAAGTATATGCGTGGTGGCGATTCGTTTGCCACCAGACTCGTAGCGTTTGCATGTGTCGAGGGGATTATGTTTTCGGGTTCGTTCTGTGCTATATATTGGTTTAAAAAACGGGGATTGCTGAAAGGACTCACGTTCTCGAATGAACTCATCAGTCGGGACGAGGCACTCCACGCCGAGTTTGCTATTTTACTCTACAACAAATTAAAAAATCGACTCTCGAAATCCGTCTTTGTCTCGATCATTCGAGAGGCGGTCAATATCGAGGTGGAGTTCATTTGTAATGCCTTGCCGTGCCGGTTGATTGGAATGAATAGTGATTTGATGACGAAGTATATTTATTTCGTTGCTGACCGTATGTGTGTTCAGATGGGGTATGACAAAATATACAATGTGCCGAATCCGTTCGATTGGATGGAACTGATATCGATAGAGTCGAAGTCCAATTTTTTCGAAAATAAAGTGAGCGAGTATGCCTTGGCGAATCGGGATAAAGTCGGGGACGTTTTCGATTTCAACGCTGATTTTTGAGGGCAACTATAATACATTCCAAAAAAGCACCCGATTATTCGGGTTGTGTCTCTCGAGACAAATCTCGAATGCTTTCCGGTCGTAATTGGGCATCGATGGGAAAGGTGGTGTGATTTTACTCTCAATGTGAAACGGGCGAGGATACCGGATAAATTCTACATTTGGATGTGAATATTGGAAATCACCGCCTACGAGAATGCCGAATACTTTTGCCGTTTTTACTGCTTGTAGAATCCCGGTAATGATAGTGCCCGACCCGACGGCAACCCATATTTCGTCGGGTTCGAACCCAAGTGTGTCGAATATCTGTTTCGTTCTATCGGTTATAATATTGATATTTTCGAGAGTATTTGCACCGAACTGTATTTTGTGGGCGTGTGGTTTGCCGGTACAATAGTCGGTTGCCCGTTTATTTAATACGGTCATATATGCCGGAAAAATCTCCACGATATTTGCTCCATTTTCTATACAACGTAGGGTATTGGGGTGTCGTGTGTTTCGTTTTGCACAGAAGATAGTTGCTTGTAGGTTATGTTTTTTACAATATAACGAGAGAGCAATTTGGAACCCGCCATATACGGGACTGGCATATACGAATTCGGTAGCGTGTGGGTTCTGTTTTACAATCTCATCCATAAGCACGGATTTGGTGCCACCATTCAGTAGGTCGTCTCTCAATACATAAATACTCTGATGTTTTTCGATAGTGATTTCCATATTTATAGTTTGGTCTTAATATACGGACAGATTAGAAAACCGGAATCAATTTTGTGCCGTCTAACGGAGCATATTGTTGAGACGACGAATATTGGTGTCGATGTCTCTCGTATCACCCCACAGAATCCAGTAAGCGAATAGGGCGGGTGATGGAATCTTCTCTCGAATATATTTTGCTTCGAGAGGCGAGGCGAGGTGTCTCTTGCGATAGTTGTCTCGAGTAGCGTCGGTTGCCCCGTCGATGTATGTAGTAGCACCGGGCGACCCGAAATGGAATATTTTCTCGGTGCCGTCGGGTTTGCGATAAATAAGCATATAGCGTTTGGATTTGGTGGTGGAAGGTTTGATAGACAAAATCATTTTTATATATTGAGAATATATAATAATGCCATACACAATCGTCGAAGAGCATAAGGGTTGTTTTAAAGTGAAGGATCCGAAACACCCGTCGAGAGTCTTCAGTAGCAAGTGTATGCGAAAAGGTATGGCGATGAAACAGAGAGTAGCGATAGCGTTGAGCGAATCACGAAAGACCGGAAAGAAACCTTCCTATTTTTTTTCTAAATAAATTCGTCTCCCTCTCTCGATTTTATACTCTATGTAATGTATAGAATCGATGAACCCAATCACGGCAGAACTGTTGAACTATCCGACTCTCGAATCCGTCGAATATGATTTCAATGATTTAGCGAATCGATGGAGGACGGCAACCGTACAATCGAGTGTCGGGAATCTATGTGTTGATTATTTTACACTCGACGAGAGACTCCATACAAAAATGAAAAGCAACGTATCGTTTTACGAATTCATAACGGATTTCGAATTCTGGTACTCGAAACCGGGTGTGAGACGAATGTATGAAGAGTGTGCGTCGAAGTCGTATGTGAAGCGAGTGTATAGTGCGTATAAAATGTATCTCGGTATATGCACCATTTTTAAACCATTACAGACTCTCCGTCTTTTGGAAACGTTGCCGTGCCGGAAAGCGCTGCTCGATCCGACGGCAGGTTGGGGTGGTCGTCTCGTTGGTGCATGTGTTCGAAATGTGCCGGAATATATCGGTATTGACAGCAACACAAACCTACGGGAACCATACTCTCAACTCTGTGATTTTTTAAGAGAGCGAACGCATACACGCACACGAATGTTTTTTATGGACGCTCGTGCCTTCGATTATAGCAGTGTCGAATACGATTTGGTTCTCACATCTCCACCCTACTATAATTTGGAAAAATATCGAGAGATGGAACAACACGCAACCCGAAAGAAGTGGGTGGAAGAATTCTATCGACCAGTATTCACACGTGTATATGAAGGGTTAATGCCTGGTGGTGCTATGGCGGTGAATATCAATGCTGATTTGTATCGGGTGTTCGAGAGCATATTCGGGCGTGAGTCGTTTCGAATACCGATGGATTCGAGAGGGCGAGACCAGCAATATCGAGAGTATGTGTATGTTTGGGTGAAAACTATTTAGGCATATACATATATAGAATGGTCAATTATAACCAAACAAAGGTGTATCGAATTTTTCCGACAATCCCGCACGATACAGCAGACGTGTATATCGGTTCAACGACGAAACGTTATTTGTGCGACCGGATGGCACACCACGTATGGTCTTACAAAAATCGAGAGTCGAGGAAAGAACAAAGCACTACAGCGTGGAAGATTTTCGACCGGTACGGTGTCGAGAACTGCAAAATCGAGTTGATTGAAGCGTGTGTGTGTCAAACCGCAGACGATAAAACGGAACGGGAAGCGTATTACATTATGACGACTCCCTGTGTAAATAGGAATATGCCCGGACGCCGGATTTCACGAAAATCCTGAAAATTGACACTGACACGGGTGGAAATTTTCGACGGAAAAAATTCAACACCACAGCGTATTACGCAGTCATACAAAAAATATTCAAAACGTCGATTCGAACCAAAGGGAACCCCCTTGCCCTTTTCGAAAAAACCCCCAAAAACTTCGATATGTTTTATATAAAAATAAATCGACACTCTATAGACAATGCCAAAAGCAAAATCATCTCTCCAATTAAAACGGGAACGTATAAAACGGAATTTGGAACAGAACGAAGAACGAGCACGGAACTTTAGGGAAAAATTAATCTCCCAAAATAATATACAAAAAGAAAATGCCCCGCAAATCGAAAACCCCAATGGAAGCGATACCGGAAGTGGAACCGACTCTCGAAACTCACAGCACGACTGACCTCAATCGAGAGTATGACGAATTTGTTGCCAACGAACTCCGTAAGGATATGGAAGCAAGGGCACACTTTAAATTGGACGACGAACCCGCACCGAAAAAGAAACGTACCTATAAAAAGAAAGCAGTTTCACCTGAACCCGAAAAGGTGGAGGGAAATGTATTTTCTCCCTATAGTCCTCCAATCAACGCTACATTCTATTTAGGAGAAACGGAACCACTTGCACCTGAACCAAAGAATCCCGAAGTCGAATATCAACTACGCCGAATGATAGACGAGTTAGCGAAGGCGAACCGCACACTCTCGAAAATTATCAATATCATCACGGCAGTATCGACCAAAATATAATGTCGTCGTTAGTATATAGCACCGATGGAAGAAACAAAAGCACCCGAACCAACTCTCGAAAATCAACCCGAACAACTCACCAAAGAGCGGAAGAAGAGCAACATCAGTGATGAAGAACGAGCACGTAGGGCAGAACGAATGAGGGCAATGGCAACCTCCCGTAATGAACTATTGAAAAAACAAAAAGCGGAGAGACTGAAGGTATCGGTCGAAGAACTCGATAAACCGAAAGAGAAAAAACCGAGAGCAAAAAAGGCAAAGGAAGAACCCGTACCCGAAACACCTATACCTCCACCCGCCACACCCATATCAGAACCAGCAGTAGCGAAAGCACCAAGCGAAAAGCAAAAATCCACGAAGCGTGGAAAGCAGGTAAAGGCACGGACTCTCGTGATTGAGTCATCGAGCGACAGTGAGGAATACGGCGATAGCGAAACATCGGGCGATAGTAGTGATGATGAACCTGTGATATATATAGCGAAAAAAACGAAATCGAAATCGAAACCGGTCTCGAAGGATATAGGTATCACGAAACCAAAGAAGGAGGGGGTTAGGGGAAATGCAGTTCCCCAACCACCACCGGAACCTCCACAAATCCGTGTTAAGTTTTTTTAAAAATATCTGTGATTAAGTATATACTAGTAAATGCCAATATATACTCAATATTTAACCAGCGTTGGTAATCCCTCGTGGAACAACGGTATGCCACAGCAATCCGGGGATGGGCAAGTCCGTTGGAATCTAAATTGGGATGATATTTTTCGTATGGAAAATTATAAGTATAAGAAATGTCGAGTCCGTGTCACTCTAACAATGCATTCTTGGAGTTCGGGAGCGGGAGACTGGAACACCTATATGGGGTATCTAGCGTGTAATTTACAAAGTCTATCGGGTGCGACGAGTACATACGGAACATTGTTATCGTTAATATATCCACAAAACGCACTCACCGGTGGGTCAGTGGCGCACACAATACTCGTCAATACAGCGGACGAGTGTGGAGTGAATGTAATGACTCCCACGGGTAATCAGGATTTTACACTCACATTTAGACCAATGGATTTGAACTCGTCCATAATTAAACCGATATACAATTTCCAATGCCTACTGTATTTCGAACTCTACGACGACATTTAGAGTTCCCTTCCCAAAAAAAACTCTATGTATAGTTTATAATGTCTTCATTTAAAACTATAAAGCAACAGAACAGCGAAAAGTTCATCGAAAAGTTATTCGACGGACTCGACGACCCGTGTTTGAAAGCAGTCTTTCGGGTAATGTATGGACTCGACGACGAAACCGTTTTAGACCAATTGCGAATCGTGAATGAACAGAATTTAAAAGACATCGAGAGTGCTCTAACGATAACTGACGCTGCAGTTCCGGAAGAGGGCAAAGTGATTGTCGAGGAGGAACTCGTCGTTCCCCCTAACCCCCATACTCCTGAAATTCCACCCGAAAAGGGGGTTGGGGGGAAATAATTTCCCCCCATATATAAATGGAAACAATACAGTATAGCGAATTGATAAAGGACACGATCACACTCCATCTGAATACACAGAGCGATTGTTGTATTCCACTGAACGGCACGATGAAGAGCAAAGCATTCTACGATTTAAAAAACAATATCGATTTCGATACGGACGATAGTATAGAGTATATAACAATGTCTCTACCGTATGCAGTGATATGTAATAGCAATTATATTTTTTACAGCGGGAATAGCACGATACGACTCACATACAATTCGAATACATATACATACCAAGTGCCATTTGGCAACTATAACGTGAATACATTTATGGCGTATTTAGGAACTATTTTTCCGGGAGGAATGACCGTTTCGTTTTCGTCCATCACGAATAAATTCACATTTGCTTATACGGGTGCTGGAGGACAGAGTTGGGGATTCAGTTCCGCTACGTGTGATTATAATATGGGATTTGTCGGTAGTCTTTTAACAACGGGGGCAAATATCACGGCACCGTTTAGCGTAGATTTTCTCCCGATAGACCGGTATATTTTACACTGTAATGTGTTGTCGAATGGACTGATGCTTACAACCAACTCTTCTGTGGCATCGACCGACATTCTTGCCTCGATCCCGAATAGTGCCCGATTGAATTCCCAAATTGTATATAACGGAACCGGTGCAGAGTATTTGATACGAAGTATAGGCAATAATGGAATCGTTCTTACTATCACGAATGATAACAATCAGGAGATTGACTTCAACAATGTCAGTTCGTATTTCGTCTTACAGTTCAATGTCTATCGACGAATGTTGAAACGTCCCCAACGATTTAGCAAATTGGTCGAAACGGTCAATAGTCGGAAACTCGAACTCCCGAAAGATGTCATTTTAGAACAGGACTAAAAAATTTTTGTCTTTGTGTATATTATATACAGAATGTCGTCCGCCGTCGGTTTCCCAAAAGAACTCAGTAATGAGATTGACTACCAACTACCTGCAAGTGTCAATTCATACAACGTGAGAGTCGTTCCAAGCAACGTCCAATCTGTTTCGAGTCCTTCCCAAACACTTACAGCGGGAAGTGCCGGTCTTCAATTGAACGGAACCAGCACGAATATCATTTTCGATTTACCCTGTGCGGGTGGAAAGGGTGTCCATTTAGATCCCCGATTCACACTCGTAAATTTCCGTGTAGCATACCAAGTTCCCCAAAATGGAGCAACACCACCCGTCAATGCCATTATCACTTCTGCCCGTTTGCGTTCCCACGCAATGGCGTGGTTCGACCGTATGTTTATTACCGAACAAACCGGGGCAATCGTCGAAGACATCAATCTGTTTGGTTTAGTAAATGATACTATCGTTGAAACCGAAATCGATGTTGCCCAACGTGATTGTCTTGCCCTCCCATTCGGTTTTGCTTATGAACCCGAGTCGAGCAACTCACAGAACATCACTGCCGGACACGCTATCACGGGTATTAACAATGTAACCCTCAACGGTGCTGTAACTGTTTATTATTCCTATTCGGTGCCTCTCGTATCTGCCCTTTTAGGAAAGGGAGCATCGAAAATGTTTAACATCGGACAGACCTCCAGACTCCAACTTACCCTCCAAACCGCTGCAATTCAACCCATCACCTTCGTCACCAGCACAGCAGGAACCCAGGCAACATTCGTTTCGACTCTCGATAACATCTCACTTTCCTGCCAATACGTCGATGTCGGTATGGAAGGTATGAGATTGTTAGGAAAGACGGGACCGCAATATTACAGTGGTCTAACCTGGCGTGTGTCTGCCTCTGCTGTTAATGCCGGACAAACTGGTGCCGTTTCCATTTTGACCGGCATCAAGGGTTCGTCCGTTCGAACGTGTGGTTTGAGAGTAAATGAATCTTCTGCTCTAACAACAGCAGGATGTATCAATGGTATATATGATAGTAAGTGCCCACAGGCAAGTGCCCTCTCGTGGAACATCAACGGACAATTGTATCCCAGCAACCCCATTAGTCCTCTCAACAACCCCTCCCAGTTGTTTATGCAAACCCAACAAGCACTTGGAAACTTCAACTCATACGAATGGAAATCCGGACTTGTTCCTTCCCGTTATTTCGTCTATGTTCCGGGTGGAACTCTACCAACTGACTCTGACCGTATTTTCAGTGATGCCGGAAATACCTCATCCGTTTTGTACCAATCCCAATTCTTATGGATGTATTCTCTCGAGAAGGTCTCACGAGCGGGTATTATGGACGGGATGAATATGACTTCGGGACAAACCTATTTACAGGCACAGATTACCAACGGTTCCACCGCTGCCTTGACTTATTTCTTCCTGGCAAAGATGGATGTCGTCTTCATTCTCGACCCAGCAACCGGTTCAATCCAAGTAAGACAGTAAGCACCCATACCCGATAATAATCCGGAATAAAATATAAATAGAATATGTATATAATATATAATACGATGTTATACATTATACAAGCACTCGTTCTTTTTGCCGGGTATATAGCGTACGTGTATTACGAGACGCAAAGGTTCCTCATCGAAAAAATAAATGACAAAAAAAAGGAGTTCGAACACACCCGAGCAAAATTGGAAAATTTAAAAGAGAACATTTTTATGACGATACGTGGAGTCAATAGTAGCGACGACCTCCAAAATACCATAACCCATTAGCAACTAGTAGGGCACACCC